TATGTTAAAAAATATTATGACGCTATTTCGCAATTTAAAATCAATATTCCCACACCGGTTATGGCTGGTGTTAGAACACCTATTAGGCAATATGCTAGTTGCGTTTTGGTTGATGTTGATGATACTTTGCCTAGTATTTTCAGTAGTGATATGGCTATTGGCAATTATGTTGCACAAAGGGCTGGTATTGGTATTAATGCCGGCAGAATCAGAGGAATCAATTCAAGAATTAGAGGCGGTGAAGTCCAGCACACAGGAGTTATACCTTTCCTCAAAAAATTTGAGGCAACAGTTAAGTGCTGTACTCAAAACGGCGTTAGGGGAGGTAGTGCAACGGTTCATTTCCCTATTTGGCACAAAGAAATAGAAGATATTATTGTATTAAAAAACAATAAAGGCACAGAGGATAACAGAGTAAGAAAATTAGACTACTCTATACAGTTATCAAAAATATTTTATGAAAGGTTTATTAATGAAGAAGAAATTACCTTGTTCTCACCACATGAAGTGCCAGAATTGTACGAAGCATGGGGAAAACCAGAGTTTGATGAACTGTATGAAAAGACAGAAAGAAAAACTTCCGTTTGGAAAAAAAGAATTAGTGCTCAATCATTATTCTTTGATTTACTTAAAGAAAGAGCAGAAACAGGTCGTATCTACATAATGAATATTGACCATTGTAATACTCATTCTAGTTTTAAAGATAGAGTTACAATGTCAAATTTATGTCAAGAGATTACCTTACCTACTGACCCTATTCAACACATTGATGGTAAAGGTGAGATTGCATTATGTATTCTTAGTGCAATAAATGTAGGTATTTTAAAAGAAGTAGATGAGTTAGAAAGTTTATGTGATTTAGCAGTTAGAGCTTTAGATGAGATTATTGACCATCAAAAATATCCTGTTAAGGCAGCCGAAGTATCAACTAAGGCAAGAAGGTCTTTAGGTGTTGGTTACATTGGTCTTGCACACTATCTAGCAAAAAATAAAGTACAATATTCAGATAAGAAAGCCTGGAAGTTAGTTGATGAATTAACAGAGGCATTTCAATTCTACCTATTAAAGGCGTCTAATATACTTGCTGATGAAAAAGGCAAGTGTGATTACTTTGATAGAACAAAATATTCCGATGGTATATTGCCTATTGACACTTACAAAAAAGAAGTAGATGAACTAGTTAAAACTAAGTACAACTATGATTGGGAGTGGTTAAGAAAGCAAATTAAATCTAAAGGGCTACGACATAGCACACTCTCAGCCCAAATGCCATCAGAATCCTCTAGTGTGGTTTCTAATGCTACAAACGGCATTGAACCACCTAGAGATTATTTAAGTATTAAGAAATCTAAAAAAGGCACATTAAAACAAATTGTACCTCAATATGCGACATTAAAGAATAATTATACTTTGTTATGGGACATGGCTGGCAATGATGGATATATAAATATCGTTGCAGTAATGCAAAAGTATTTTGACCAAGCAATAAGTGGTAACTGGTCATACAATCCCGAAAATTATGAAGACAATCAGGTGCCTGTTTCAGTTATGGCTCAAGACCTTTTGTCAACTTATAAATTTGGTTGGAAAACAAGTTACTATCAAAACACTTATGACGCTAAAAAAGATATTGACGAACCTGCTCATAACATAGGTTGGCAAGATAATGTAAAAGAAGACCCGCCTTTACAAAACCCGGCGGTAGAACATTATAACAATCAGTTGCCTTTAGAAGATGAGGAATGTGATAGCTGTACAATATAGGAGATAACAATGGCATTTTTATGTGTCAATACACCCCATATAGATGTATTTGTAAAGAAAGAATATCTTTACGATTTACAAAAAGGTCATGGTGAATTTGTTGAGGGTGTGTGGGTTACAGCAAAGTCAATACAAGGTAGAGCATTATATTTTGAAACTTATATACCAGAGTATGGTGCCTTGTTTGATAAATTACCTATTAGTGCGTTTGTATGGAAAACAGATATAAAAGAAAATGTACCTCTAACAGAGCTACAATTATGGGATTGTTTTAGTTATGATATTACAATATGTGAGAAACAAATGTTAAGTGGTAATCAAGTAAAATATCTATCACCACAAAAGAAGTGGTATCATGGTTGGTATATGTTTACAATAGATAATGCCAACGCAACAAATTTAGAAAGAAATGTAACTTATAGTGAAACACCATCACAACATAAGTCATTTAATATTCTAAAGTTAGAGAACGGTCATTTTGCCGCTCAACCTAACAATAGAGTTATCTTTTACGATAAAAGCTATACGCCTAGTAAGTTAAAATTTCCTGACTTTAAGGTGTCCACCATAGAGTATAGTGTAGAAGGTGAACAAAAATGGACAGCAGGTGATGACGATAAATTTTTTTATGAATTAACAGAGAGTGAGAAAATGCAAGAAGAACTGGAACCAATAGATGAGTAGAAGTGTATTTAACAGAGATAAAAACTTAGATGTAATGAAACAACCAATGTTTTTTGGTGAAGACTTACAAGTGCAACAATATAGTGATATGAAATATCCTATATTTGATAAGTTAAATCAACAACAATTAGGTTATTTTTGGAGACCTGAAGAAGTGTCTTTACAAAAAGATAGAAATGATTATGGACAATTAAATGAACAACAAAAGTTTATTTTTACATCTAATTTAAAGTATCAAACTATGTTAGATAGTGTTCAAGGTAGAGGTCCATGTTTGGCATTTTTACCTTTTGTTTCTAATCCTGAATTAGAAGGCTGTATAGTTACATGGGATTTTATTGAAACAATCCATAGTAGAAGTTATACCTATATAATTAAAAATCTTTATTCAAATCCAAATGAAGTATTTGATACAATTATCTTAGATGATAAGATTGAAAAAAGAAGTCAATCAGTAACAAAAACTTATGATGATTTAATTGAAATGGGTTATAGATGGCATTTAAATAAAGATAAAGTTGACCTTTACGAACTAAAAAAGAAAATGTATCTTGCTATGTGTACGGTAAATATATTAGAAGGCTTAAGATTCTATGTATCATTTGCTTGTAGTTTTGCATTTGGTGAACTAAAATTTTTAGAAGGTTCTGCTAAAATAATATCTTTTATTGCAAGAGATGAAAGTCAACACCTTGCAATGTCGCAAACAATTATTAATAATTGGAAAAGAGGTGATGATAAAGATATGGTAAAAATTGGTAAAGAGTGTGAAAAAGAAGTATATAAAATGTATGATGACGCATTAAACGAGGAGAAAAGGTGGGCAACTTATCTATTTTCAAAAGGCAGTATGATTGGTTTATCAGAAAAACTGTTACACCAATTTGTAGAATACATGGCAAATCGAAGAATGAAAGGTATTGGTTTAGAACCAAGGTACGAACAAAAAACAAATCCACTTCCGTGGGTAGACCATTGGTTGAATTCAAAAGGCACACAAAACGCACCACAAGAAACAGAGATAGAAAGTTATGTGATTGGTGGTGTTAAGCAAGATGTTAAAAAAGACCAATTTAAGAAATTTAAACTATAATGGCTGAGAAAGTACAAAAGACCTGTTCGAATTGCGAAACTAAATATACCATAACATGGGATATAGAAGAGCAAGATTTAGAACCTCTTACTTGCCCATTTTGTGGATTTGAGGTAGACAATGAACAAGAAGAAGTTGAGTGGGTCAATAAAGACGAAGACGAAGACGATAATTGGAATTGATTATAGTTTAACTAGTCCTGCCGTATGTGTTAATGACGGCAAGTTAAAATTTTATTACCTAACTACCAAGAAAAAATGGTTAGGTAAACAAAGTAAGGATATAATTGGTTATGAACATAAAGAGTGGACAGACCCTATCGAAAGATTCACTTACATATCAGATTTTGTATTTGATATTCTATTTACAACAAACAATCCAAAAATTTTTATTGAAGGTTATTCTTTTGGCTCTAAAGGTCAAGGGCTATTTCAGATTGCTGAAAATTGTGGTATTCTTAAATATAGATTACTTGAAAAAGGTTATGGATATAATACCATTGTACCTAGTGTTGTTAAAAAAGGTGCTACAGGAAAAGGTAATGCAGATAAAGATATGATGTATGAGGCATTTGTAAAAGAAACAAAAATTGATTTAAAAAAAATATTTGATACTGAAAAAGTTGGTAATCCAATATCAGATATTGCAGATAGTTATTTTATACAGAAAGTTGGTTATGAAAATATTGAGAGCAAACAAAAAAGTTGATAGTATATTTAACGATTTAAGAGAATTAGATTTAAAAGACTTGATACTTATGCCAACAAATGATTGGCTAGAGAAAAGAATGAATGAGTTTAATTATTGGGATAGTTTTGATAAGCATGGTATGATTTATCCTATAACTGTATCACCTCATACGGAAGAATGGGTACAAGAAAGATTAAAAAGAGGTAAAACACCTCAACATCTTTTAGAAAATGGTGAAGTTAAACCAGGTCTTTATGTACAAACAGGACATAAAAGAGTGTATTGGGCAAGAAGAAAAAATTATACTCACATAGAAGGATATTATGTTACAGATAGAGAAGATAAGGCAAAAATAAGAAGTAAACTACATATACCACATACGGATATACCAAGATGATTTTATATTGTGCTGCTGACCCAAAATATTTTGAGATGTATTTTGATTTATGGAATCTACAAACAAGTAGAATATATCCAGAGATAAGAAGACATATTGCATTGTATAAACCGACAGATAGAGCAAAAGAACTTTGTTTTGAAAATAATATTGACTATAACGATATTACAGAATTTTTTCCACAAGAACCTACAAGAAATCATTATTATTTAATGAGATGGTTATTTTTACCTTATAGATATAATATGAATATATTAGAAACTCAAATAAATTGTTTGCCTATAAAAGAACAAGAACTACCAACAAAAGTAAAAGGTCAATGGCGAGTGCAAAGAGAGAAACCACATACCACAACAGGATTAGGTGGTGTATCAGCTGCTATATTTACACCTGAAGCTGCAAGAAAAGTTGTAGAACAGGCGAAGACTATGATAAAAAGTCCACCTGAATCAGACCATGAAATGAATATGTGGCAAATTAATAACTTAGAACAAGAGTTAGTATTGTGTGAGTATCAAATAAAAGACAAACATGGTATTGAAACAACTTTACCAGACCACGCTTATTGGATTACGGCTAGAACAGCACAGGCATGGTCACATGATAAAAAATTAGAGGCATTAAAAAGATTTTGCAAATGAAATTAACAGTAATTTTACCATCAGCAGGAAAAGGTACAAGATTAAATTTACCATACCCTAAAGAAATATTAAGATTAGATAATGATAATGCCTTAATAGATAATTGTTTTAATTTTTTTAAAGATTATGGTAGAAATCAAGTAGAGTTTGTTGTGGTTATTAATGAAGATAAAACAGACTTAATAAAATATCTTGCAAAATATAAAGATAGATTTAATATAACATTTGTATTTCAAAATCCAAATGAGAAAGAATATACAGGTGCTATTAAAAGTGCCTATCATGTATTTGGTGAACATAATTTAGTATTACTACCTGATACATTAATGAAGTTGCAACCAGGTAAAGATTTATATTCATTAGTTACAGAGGCACTAGAAGAAACAGGTTTTAGTTTTTTAATTAAGAGAGAAAACGATAAAGATGTTTTAAAAACAAAAGGTGCAATTTATGTAAACAAAGAGGGCAATGTTGTAGAGTACGAAGATAAACCTACTGATAGAGTTGATTATTATAATTCTTTTTGGTGCGCCTTTGCATTTAGAAAAAGAAATTTCCATGAATGTATAAACTTCATGGAGAAATCTACACTTAAACAAAAACATACTATAAACGAAATAACACAAACACCAATATTTGGTAGTAAAGTAATTGAAGTCGCAGACTATATTGATTTAGGCACATGGCCTGAAATAAGGAGATTATTGATAGATTATGAAAAAAATAATAACTGATTGTGATGGTGTTCTTTTAGATTGGGCATTTGCTTTTGATGTCTGGATGAGAGAACAAGGTTATTTTAGATTACCAAATACAGACCATCATTTTTCTCAAGCAAAACGATACGGCATACCAGAGAACGAAGCATTAGATAAAGTGCATGAGTTTAATCAAACTGGTGCATTAGGTTTTATACCAGCATTTAAAGATAGTGTTGAATATGTAACAAGACTAGGTCGAGAGGGCTGGCGTTTTGATGTGGTCACTATGATTGGTAAAGATAAGTATGCTCATAGATTAAGAAAAATAAACCTACAACATTTATTTGGTGATGTATTTGATAACATTTATTGTTCTGGTGATTTTAGATTACCTAAAAAAGAAATACTAAAACCATATACAGGTTTAAATTACATATGGGTAGAAGATAGACTTGATTATGCAAAAGACGGATTAGAAGTAGGTTTAGATACCATTGTTATGGATTGGCCATATAACCGTGAGGGTTGGGAAGGCAAAAGAGTAAAAAGTTGGAAGGAAATTTATGACTACGCCACACATTGAAGCTAAAAAAGGTGATTATTCAGATATAGTATTATTACCAGGTGACCCATTAAGAGCAAAATGGATTGCAGATACTTACCTTGATGAAGTAAAACAGGTAAACTCTGTTAGAAATATGTTAGGTTTTACTGGTTACTTACATTGGAATGATACTAGAAGACGAGTATCCGTTCAAGGGGGTGGTATGGGCATGGCTTCCAACGCCATTTATATACATGAACTTTATAATATCTATGATGTACAAACAATTATTAGAGTAGGTAGTTGTGGTGGTATTCGTGAAGATATAAATGTTGGCGATTTAGTTGTTGCTTCTTCAGCACATACAGACAATGCAATGACAAACACATTTTTTAATGGTACATTTTGTCCATCAGCTACAGAGCATTTATTAAGAAGATACATGGAGTTATATTCATCTATAGCATATGCAGGTCCCATTATATCAAGTGATTGGTTTTATAATCCAAATGAAAACTGGTGGAAAGAACAACAAAAATTAGGCACACTTGCAGTTGAAATGGAAACTCATATCTTATATGCTTTAGCACACAAGTTTAGTAAAGAGGCGTTATCTATATGTACAGTTGCAGACCATTTAAGTAAACCAGAAATAAACATGACATCAAAAGAAAGAGAAACAGGTTTTGATAGAATGATGAAAAGTATATTTAATACATTACTATGTTAAAATTTTATACACCAGATAGAAAAGGTAAAATAGAACCTTACTCATATAGGTCAAGAGCTAGATTAGTTGGTAAATGTATAGACAATATTGCTCAAGCATTTAAAAATGATATTGTTGTTTTAGGAAGAATACATACAGAAAAAGATGTTGAAAGTTTAAGAAATAATGAAATAAGATATATACATGATATTTGCGATAACAAATGGCCAATGTTAGAAAAACTTTGGTCAAATACAAATGAACACGCCTTAGCTATTACTACAACTTGTTATAGATTAAAAGAACTCATAGAATCAAAAGTAAACAAACAAGTTTTTGTAATACCTGACCCTACTGAAAGAGAAGAAGAACCTATAATATTTAAACCTAATCCTCACAGACTAAATGCAGTTTACTATGGTAGTTATGGTAATTTAAAACAAATAGATTGGGGTAAATATGATTTATCAAAGGTTAATTTAAAAATTATATCAAACGAAGGACCAATATTTTGGGATTTTAAAATACAAGGTGAGTTTGTTAGACAATCAGATTTAGTTTTATTACCAGTAAATAATGACCATGATATGACACAATATAAAGGTAACAATAGACCAATAGACGCATTAAGACAAGGTAGATTTGTGATTACAAATGCAATGATACCTAGTTGGCAACTATTACAAAATTTTATATGGTGTGGTGATATAAATGAAGGTATAAAATACGCTATAAATAATCCAGATGAGGTGATTAAAAAGGTTGAAGAAGGACAAAAGTTTGTAAGAAACAACTATACACCTGAGAAGATAACTAAAGAATGGGAAAGAGTTTATAATGTGTGCGATACATGGGATAGTTGATGTAAAACCAGAGTTAATGATGAAGATGGTCAAGGCCGCTCATCATAGAGGTCCAGACGGCAACCTCTC